AATCTGTTTATCATACTGAGGCGATAGGACACATATATCAAATAGCGTCCGTCTTTAAAAAGATTAAAGGGCCTCATAAAAAAAGTACAATCGTTAAGCAAGTTAACGACTTCTGCGAGGTTGACACCTCATTGCCAGATTTACCACGTCCTGGTTCCGTGTCACGAGAAATACTTCGCTTATCCCGCGATGTTATGACTGAGATCTTAACAGGATTAAAGTTAGACCATCACGCCTGCAAGCCTAAGCCAGGCCCGGGAGCGACGAATACAAAACGTCTGAAGCACCAAAGGTACACTCCGGCGGTGATGTACGAACAAATCGATCAGGTCTTGCCTTACCAGGAGTGGTTTTATCCATATCCTGGGTCGGCCGTAATAGACCCAACACAATTTATGCAGATGTGGGCGGTACAACTACCTTACTCAACCTCCCGTTTCAAAGTTGTTGATAAAGAATACGGAAAAGGTCGTGGTATCTGCATAGAAGAGAATGAGATGCAATTCTACCAACAAGCTTTAAAAGCTTTGTTGTATACATGGATTGAACAACACCCTTTGACCAAGGGCTATGTCAATTTTACAGACCAAAGCATAAATAGAACTTTGGCAATGTATGCATCTCAAGACCGGGAGAACGCCACCCTCGATATGAAGGAAGCGTCGGATCGTGTCTTAAGGATACTCGTTGAATACCTCACATCAGGTAACCCTGAAATCTGTGAGGCTCTTCCAGCCCTTTCGACGCCAGTTATCACTTTTGGCGATATCGATCCATCTTTACCCCCATTGGTTACAAAGAAATATGCACCAATGGGTTCTGGTCTTTGTTTTCCAGTAATGGCACTCGTGCACTTCGCACTCATGCGCGGGATACTGGAATATTATTCTCGTGTCTTCAACGACAGGTCATATGCTGAATTACCCGTATATGTCTATGGGGACGATCTCATCGTTCCCAGCCGTGTAGTCGGCTTGCTGTTAAAGCACCTACCGGAGTTCGGTATGCGATTCAATACAAGAAAATCGTACTGGGCTGGTAATTTCAGAGAATCATGCGGT